AAAAAAACCACCTGCACTGCTGCAGGTGGTTTCAACTAAACCACGCTATCGATTATCGACTAGAATTCTATGCGACAACCATAGTTGCCTATCGTCAGTGTATCGGCGATACCATGATCGCCTATCTGCTTAGCAAACCCAATTGTCCGTGCGTGGTGCTTTGCAGCGTTGTGACCTTTCGCCCTAAGAAGCACAACCACGCCGCTACCATCAATTTCACGTCGACGTAAATCGTGAACATCACCGTCTACTGTGCGATAATCTTTGTCGCCTATGGTAACGTAGTTAGGCAACACCCCGAACTTCCGATGCTGTGGATTGTAAGTTGTATCAACCACCATTGCCACATTGCAACCCGCATCCAGTAGCGTTGTAACACGCTCCTGGCTAGTCGTCTCCTTCACTGAAAATGTCAGGTGATAATTGTGCGACCACTCCACACTTCGCAACGCGCGACTATATACAGCAGTGTAATCGTAGTTATAGTCGGCAATTGCGAATAATTCCGGTTTCATATTCTCCCATGGCAAGTCGCTTGCAATGTTACCACGAAATCCCAACTTCTCACCTGCAGAATCGGCGAGTAACTTATGCTTGCCAAGTTCAATCGCGATTAACCCAAAAAACAGTTCGCGATCATCAAAAAACAACGCTGTACGATTCCGCGCCGCGCGTTGTACTGTTGGCATCGCCGCGCGCCCCGCAGTCTTTAAAACGCATGCTTCAATACATCCAATTGATGCCCCACTACAAAGATTCCCTAGCCCGCTAGACTTGTGCGGCGACAATGCCACGCCCACCACCCGCGCCGCAACGCCTACAATATCTTTTTGTAGTTTTGCGTTGCTTGTGACAAGTGAAGAAATTGAAACGTACTCACCCAAAGATTCTGAAAAGTATTTCATTGAACTAAACTCCCAAAAAAACATTGAAACAACAAAAAACAAACTAACCAACGAATTCACGAGAATCCCGCACAAAACATTCACTATCGTTCATTACATCAACGTCAACGTACGTTATTGCAATGCGAACTTGCTTGAATTTTGCCACAAGTTCCAATGACAACGAAGCAAACGCATCATCAAACAGTTCGCATGCGATTTCATTGCCAGAAGCGCCTTCAATGACATCGGTAGTTGGTAGCAACTCGAGCGCGTTGCAATGATCATTCCCCCGCAAAACATCACAATAGCTTCCAAAAACATCCCAACGCGCAACAAACAAAACCTTTCCATTGCTACGCGCTGCAATAAGTACCTTGCTAAGCATGATCATTACCCCATAAAAAACATAGAAACAACAAAAACACCCTACAAACTGTAAACCTTAGTTGCCCACGCAAAGCAAAAAAACAAGCTAACGCCTAGAAAAACACCAAACCAGACGCACAAACAAGTAAATCGCTTATCAATTGCACTCATAACAACTTCCTTTTCAAAAAAACCAACAAACCAACCACACAACAAGAATATCGTCTAACGACGCATAAGACAACGCAAAATAGCGGTACTTTATCATCTTTTTTTTACTCGAATTGGTTAGTGTACGGCTGTCACTTTTCCCGTTTTTTAATCTCATTCCGCGCCTATTTTAGTTTTTAAAAATGGAATAGCCACTGATCAATTTTCCAGACGATTTTTGCGCCCAGCCACCCAATCGCCTACCACCTAATTTCGGATCTCATTTCGGCCGCCTGTCGGCCCCACAAGCTCCCGCATTTACACCCGCTGAGCGCCGACCCCCTCCCCCCCCTAAAATTTCAAAAAAGCTGCCGTATTCCCAAATTTTTTTCGAGCCGTTGCGAAACGAAAAAACCCGCATTGCTGCGGGTTCTCGTCAAAGCCGAAAACAATTTTTTCTCACCAGAGGTTCAGCATGGTTGAGACAACGTCTTCAATGCGCTCCAAATCATGCGCATCGATGCCCAGCCAAGTATACGGCGCAATCCGCTCAATGATCTTCCAGCTGATTGATTCTGGAATATCACCCGCAGCTATGGCGAGCTCCAACGCAACTTCGAGCCCCCGCATAACGCTTTCGAGGTCGCGATGATAGGTAATCCTTGGCATAACAAGCCCAGGTCGGTCTATTGTCATCTTAAACATTGCTCAAATCTCCATACAGTTCCACAACTTCAATCGCCGCTAAATCCAGAAAGCCGCCGCCACTGTGCAGATCATCATGCGAAAAGAATCTCGCTTGTGAAGCATTCTTCGCGCTCACAACCGCATGTCGACCGTTCCAACTGCATCGCCACGTCGGGTAAGTAAATTTCAAGCTATTCGCTCGCCTGGAATCAGCAAAAGCAAACGGAACCATGCCCAGCATGATTGTCCAAAGGTACTCTGGCTTGACATCGCGCCTGCAGTCGATCACGTTCCATAATCGAGTTGCTCGCAACAATGCCGCGCGGCGATGACCTGTTTGCCACAGCTCGTTAATCTTTTTGCATTGCGAAATGACGATTAATTGGTACTTATACATTCTTAGACACTCCCAAAAAATTAAAATGCCGGAGCCTATCCCGGCGGTGAAGGCGAAAACAAAAAACTAGTCCACAATCTTAGCCCAGGCCGCTTCTAGCTCACCGCACCCGAAGTCATCGACTGTGAGCAATAAATCCAGTTCCCAAATCGTTGCTTCAATTGCTGCGGCGAGCGTGTCAGCCTCGATTCCTTGGCAAGCAACGAGTCGCTCGCCGCTGCTCGCTTTGTAGGCCCAGCCTTCATTGTTGCGATCTTGGCTATCCCAGTACACTCGGACTTCAGTAATTTGATTTGTCATTGTCTCTACTCCCAAAAAAACTAAAATGCCGGAGCCTACCCGGCGAAAGGCTAGCCAACGTAAAAATGATCCGACACGGAAGCAATCTGCGACACCTCGTTCCAATCGTCGGAGTCTGCTTCTTCTTCAGTCACTGCTTCACTTGTCTGGTTCGCATAGAACAAGACGTTTTCTTCCGCTATAGCTCTAGCCTCCCGTGCATTGTTAGCAGTCACTATTGCCACTGCCATACGGGCGCACATTGATTGATTTGCTGCGTTGCTGCCGTTTCGGTAAATCAAAAATCTTTGCATTGATTCATTTCCTTATTGAAAAAGCCGGAGCCTACCCGGCGAAAGGCAGAACCAAATCATGCTTAGAGCCTTTCGTATTCGCGAATCGCTGCCTTTTTCGTCTTCGCTAGCGACTTGAAGCAGCAAACGTAAGAGTCTCCACGCAGTTCGTACAGCGTCCCGTTTTCATACCGATACTGATCGAGCTTGTAAGGTTCCGGTACAAAGTATTCCATGAGCAGATTGACTAACGCTTCGCGAGCTTCGCTGACTTCTGTGTGACAAGAGTAGTGACCACCAGCTCCAAGTTCCTCGTTGAGGCTTTCGAGTGACCATTTCGCGATAGCAACATTGATCGCAGTGATCGTAGATTTTCGAGTATCGCGAAAGCCCATCTCAATCAGTTCTGCTGCTTCGCCGATGTGGAAAGTATTTGTGTCTCCGATGCTGATTCCCATCGCACCACCACTGCTGATGAGTTCTTTGATTGCTACTTCGCCGTCTTTTGTACTTTTCATAGTTCTCTATCTCCAAAAAAAACAAACAAACCAACACGCAAACCACCACGCAAATCATCTTTGCATGTTATCGGCGAGCAATCAAGCCTTTTTTGAGGCTTTTCTAAAAATTTTCTGCGTTTCGCATTTCCTCGGTGTGCGGCTCATTTTTAGCTGTCACGCTACTTTATACTACGCTCGCTTTAAAGTCTCGTTCAGTGGTTTTTTTAAGCGATCCAGCAAAAGTGTTATTCCCGAATTTTGTCTAATTTTGCGACTGCATCACCCTCCTAAGCACCACCCAGTTTATTTTTTACAAACGGGCCTACCCAAATTTTAAAATTTCCGCTCATAAACATTCACAGCCTCGCCACCCCCCTCCCCCCTAAAAATCCAGAAAAGCTGACGTATTCCCAAATTTTTTTCTGGAGGGATTGACTTTGCGTTTCCGATATGTATCCTGTCACTGTCGTTTACGTTGTGTTATGCGTTTTTGGTTTCCTTGGAGGTGTTCAGTGGAGTGGTTCAAGGTGATGCTACAAAGCGGCTATGCTAAAACGGTTGAAATCATGCGTGGTCGCCGCTATTACGAAGAAGAGATCTGGGATTGCCAGCCAGAGAAGCGAAACGAGTTCATTTTGCGAATGGCAATTATCGGCAGCGAAGACGGAACAAAGGCTGCATTCATCGCCAAGCAAGTCATGATCGCTCTGTATCAAGCTGGCTATGGCGTTGACCTGATTGCCTTCGGTCGGTTAATTGGGATGATCATTTTGAAGCGTGATGGCGAGCTCGTCACCGATGCTGAGATTGAGGAGGCCCGCGATGCCGTATTACTTGATGTTTGATCTTGCTGTCGTTGCCGTCACCATACTCACTGGCATTTTGGTCGAAAGGATTCTTGGCGATGGACGAAACAAGAAATTGTGATTTTTGCTCAAAAGCTTTTTCACTAAAATTTAAACACAAGAAGCGATTCTGTTCCCCGCGCTGCAACAAAGCTTTCAATAGCCGAATACAGCGTCAAAAGTTTTGTAAAGATGCACACTTAATTGGTCGATTTCGCTGCAGTGGTTGCGGCGCAATGAATTTGTATCCAGATTGTTTAGCATGCCGACTTGAAAAGAGAAAAAATGAGCGTACTTAATTTAGTTAAAAGCGGAAAGCAGGATAAGCCAAGAAAAACACTTCTTTACGGTGTTCACGGTAGCGGCAAGAGCACTTGGGCATCGCAGTGGCCTAAGCCATTGTTTTTGGATCTAGAGAACGGTGTAGCGGATTTGGACGTTGTGTCAATCAATTGTCACGACTCCATTGATCTGGCTTGGGGAGCGATCATCGAACTGTCCGGTGAGCATGAACTACAGATTAAAACGGTTGTTATCGACTCGGTGGACTGGCTAGAAAGGCTGATCAGCGAAGACATCTGCCGTAAAGCGAACAAGGACGCGCTGAGCGACTTCGATTTCGGTAAAGGAAAAGGCAAGTTGATTGCAGCGTTTTCCAAAGTCCTCAAAGCAATGGAACAGCTCACGATCAAGGGCTATCACGTTGTACTACTGGCTCACGCCGATGCCAGCAAGGTCGAGCCACCGGATTCGGCTTCCTACCATCGCTACGGGCCAAAGCTAATGGATGCGATTGCCGAAATGGTGCAGGAATGGTGCGATGAGGTTTTGTTTGTTAATTACGACCGCAAAGTGAAGGAGGTGGAGGAAGGGTTTTCGCGAACCCGTGGTATCGCTGTTGGCTCTGGTCAACGTCTTTTGTACACGACTGAAAAACCGTCACACTTGGCAAAAAATCGGCTTAACCTGCCTGACGTATTGCCTTTTGATTTTGCAAGTTACGCTCAATATCTAAACAAGAAACAAGGAAACTAAGAAATGAATTTTGAATTTTCAACCGAAGGCATCGATACCTCAGACCGCTACGCACTCATCCCAAAGGGCGACTACACTGCAGTGGCATCATCTGCCGAAGTTAAGTCGACCAAGTCTGGTGAAGGGCAGTTCCTAGAAGTGAAATTTACCATTGTCGACGGCCCATGTGAAAAGCGTGTCATTTATGATCGTTTCAACTACAAGAACGCCTCTAAAGAGGCAGAAACGATTGGCAAGCAGCAACTTGCTCGATTCCTTGCCGCGATTGGCAAGACGCACATTAAAGACACTCATGAAGTGCTGGACATCTTGCTGACGATTTCGATTGGCGTGCAGACTCGCAAGGACAACGGGGAGGATACCAATCGCATCGTCAAATACAGCAAGCGTGATCTCGTAGCCAGCGTCACTCAAGGCTCGCCAAACAAGCCTTGGTAATTTTCTCAAACCCACCGTGGTGGTCGCTTTTATACTTTTGACGACCAGTCGGTTAGTGCGCGGTAAGTGCTAGGTGTCATTGAAGCCAAACTACCGTTTGAGCGAAACTTCCGCGCTCCGTTTTGCTAGGTGTACGCAACACCTAGCTTTTCTTTTTTTATGGAGTTGTCTTATGGAAATCGATGCCCGTTATTATCAGCGTGCTGCTGTACGAGAAACTTGGTCATACATGAAATCTTCAGGTGGTAATCCATGCATCTGCATTCCTACGGGCGGCGGAAAGACCATCGTCATGGCGATGCTGGCGAAAGACTGTCTCGGCTGGGGCAAGCGTATTGTGATTGCCACACACAATCAGGAACTGCTGCTTCAGATTGAAGCAACGCTACTGCGATACGGGATGCCTTGCGGCATTTACTCAGCCGGCCTTGGCAGACGCGATACCGAGCAAGATATCATCTTGGTGGGCATTCAGTCTGGCTATCGCTGTGCAGGACTTTTCGGTTTTCGCGATGTGGTTTTTATCGATGAGGCTCACAGGATTAGTCCCGAAGACAACTCGATGTATTGTCAGCTGTTTCACGGGCTTATGGAGCTGTCGCCAAAGCTACGCATCATCGGTTTGACTGCAACGCCATACCGCATGAACGATGGGCTAATCTGCAGCCCCGAAAACTGGCTCAATCAAATCTCGTACGAGGTTAGCGTTAAAGAACTTATTGACAACAAGTTCTTGTGTCCGCTTCGCAGCAAATCATCGCAGCTTTCGATTGATACAAGCCAACTGAAAGTCAAGATCAACGATTTTAGCGAAAGCCAGCAAGAAGATATGTTCCTGGCCCGCGCCAACGAAATCATCGCTGATCTTTTTGCTCGGTGTCAAACATATCAAAGAAAAAGCATTCTTGTTTTCTGCGCCGGTGTGAAGCAAGCATTCGACGTTAAGGAGCGATTGCAAAAACTCGGTGAAGTCTGCGGTGTGATTACCGGCGATACAAAAGACTCGATCCGCAAAGAATATCTTGATGCTTTTAAGTCGCAAGAAATTCGATGGCTAGTCAACGTCAACGTGCTGACTGAGGGCTTTGACGCACCCTGCGTTGACACAGTTGCTTTACTCAGGGCTACGGTATCGCCTGGACTGTTTTATCAGATGTCTGGTCGAGGTCTTAGGCTGCATCCAAGCAAAGAATACTGCCTCATTTGCGATTACGGCGAGAATCTAGATCGTCATGGGCCTATCGACGCGATCACACCGCCAGGAAAGAAGGGATCCGGTGGCGCTAAAACAAAGTCTTGCCCGACTTGCGAAGAAGTCTTGCCACTGCGAACTGACATTTGCCCAGACTGCGGGTACGTTTTTGCTGACGCAACCGAGCGAGCTAGTCCTTGGGAAAAGATCTCCAATCGTCCGACTGATGCAGATGTAATTAGCGACAATAAGCCGCCTGAGTGGATCACAGTGGGTGCGATGGACTGCGATGTAAATCCTCCCAGAGTCGAAGGTAAGCTGCCAACGCTCAAAGTCAGTTTCTATGCCAATCCGCATCGCCTTGGTTACCCAGTTGTTTCCGTCTGGCTATGCGCCGAGCATGAAGGCTTTGCCCGCTTTAAAGCAGAAACAATCTGGTCACGGCTAAACGGACTCGATCCTTTGCCGCACAGCGTCACCGAGGCTCATAACCTATTGCTCGAGCGATTGGCTTCCGGCGACATCTTGCCGCCTACGAGCATTTTAGTGGGTCGCGATCCGAAAAGCCCAAAGTTTAAAACCCTGCTTGACATGGCATGGGAGGAAGGCGAACCGGATGACGATACTTTTGACATCGATGAGTTCCGCTCAAGCTTGCCAGCAAGCAAAACGAAGGATTTAGAAGACTTTTTTTAGGAGGTTTCAATGTTACCAGCAGAACTTACATCACGCCGCCAGTGGCTCACCTGGAATCTTATCGGAGGAACTAAAGTACCAGTTACACCGTATGGAACGGTTTTTAAAGTCAACGACACTACTACGTTTGCAGATTTCACTGCTGTTGAAAAGCTGGATCGTATTGCTTTCGTTATTACCGAAGACGATCCATTTTACGGCATCGATTTAGACGACTGCATTTTAGAAGATGGCTCGCTAACTGAGCCGGCGCGCATGATCATTTCGATGCTCGGGCCACTGTCGTACTGCGAAGTTTCACCCAGCGGCAATGGCATCAAGCTGATCTCTATCGGCAAAAAGCCAGAAGGCATGCGCTGTGTTTATCACTTAGCCGGTCAAAGACTAGAGATCTACGATCATTCTAGATTTTGGACAATAACCAAGCAAGTTTTTAATGGTCACTTTGAAATAGCCGACTCGCAAAAGTCGCTCGACCTACTGCACTCAATTTTAGGTTCACAGGAACCAAAGCCATTACCACCAAGCCCAAAAGTCTTGCTAAAGCCAATTGGTGACAGCGACCTTCACCGCAGAGCGAGCGATTATCTCTCACGCATCCCGCTGCCAAGCAAAGGCAACATTAACGACACACTCTTCTCGGCTGCCGGTCACCTGCACTCGCTGGTTGATGAGCTCAATCAAAAGCTGCCCGACGAAACCATTTTGCAAATGCTTCTGGCTTGGTGTGGTCATGTGGATCCTGAGATTACTGAATCCTATGTGGCCGCCAGGGTTCGCACCAGCAAATCCTGCGGCACACCACCCGCGCCGAAGCCACCACAGGAGCCTATCTATCAGCCTGTTGATATCAGCGGCGTTGAAGAGTGGATTGCTAGCCAAGAGCAGACAGAGGACGATGAAACTTACATCGAGTCTTTAGTCCCGGAGAAAGGGCTGATCCGAGAGATTTATGACTATTACTGCGCGACCGCTTTCTATCGCTCTAGCCTCATGGGCATGGCAACCGCCATGTCGCTTGTTGAAACGCTGTTTGGTCGCCGTGTTCAATCAGATAACGGCTGTAGAACGAACGATTTTAACGTGGTGCTAGCGGCAACAGGCAACGGCAAAGAAAACTGCGAACGAACGATTAGCCGCATCCTGACAGCCGCCGATGCCACCAATCTTATCATGCCTAGCGGGGTGCAATCAGGTAACGGACTGCTGGCTGCACTCGCAGCTGAACCATGCTCGATTTGGATTAAGGATGAGTTTGGTATCTATCTGGAGGGTGTTTTCGGCAAACGAAAACAACCCATTGAGCAGCAAGTGGGCCGGCTCTTGCTCGAGCTCTACACCAAAAGCGACTCCCGCTATAGTGGCAACGCACATGCAGCCGGTAAAAAGAACGAGATCGAACAACCTCACCTTGTCCTTTTGGGACTGAGTACTCACGGTTCGCTTGCCCAGAATATCGACTTTACGCAGGTTGAATCTGGCACAATGAACCGAATTAGCTGGTGGATCGTTACCGAGCGGCCCAAGCTACAAGACCACATCCGCATCGTCGATCCACCCGATTACCTCGTTCATCGAGTCGCTCGATGGAAGAACTTTACTCCCGAGAGCTCAACGATACCACCCATCCAGTCACCCGAGGTCATTCACTTTGCTGGTGATGCTCGGGCAAGATGGGAACTCCACAATCGCCAAATTCAGGCCAAACAAGAGCAGGAAAGCTCACTGCGGGCTGCGCTTTGGTCTAGGACTGCCCACAGAACGCTCAAATTTGCCCTCTGTAGCGTTTGCAGCCGCATATCCGGCCCCGAGGAGCTTAATCCCTTTGAGAGGCCTCCATTGATCGAATTACGCGATGTGGAGTGGGCGATCAAATTATCAAACTGGATATCGCGATCCGCTGTTGATTTTGCATTAACGGCTACGGCTGACAAAGGTCAGCAGCGCGCCGAGCTCGCCATTTTGGATTTTGTGGGTAAAACGAGTGAGCCAGTGAAGCTTCGGCTGATCCAAATGAACCGCAAAATTCAGAAAAACGAACTCGTTGCTGCCGCAAAAAAGCTCGAGTCAGAAGGCAAGATTGAAGTCACCCGAAAGGGTTACGGCCAAAAGGAGCAAATTACGGTTCGCCGCAAAGTTGTTGCTTGTTGATCGTTGGCTGAGAGGGAGGGGGCAATAATAGGCCAAAAAGACCCCCAAGAGTACTAGAAAACAAACAGGGGCTAAGGGTATGCCAACAATACAACAACTGAGAGTATAACTCTCTTTAATAATAATAGATCTCTAGTAGTACTATAGACTTATGTCGTTTGCCATCCCCCAGTTGAGCCTGGACAAAATAGTGTACCAGTTGTTGGCACGCAAACGCCAACAACTGCCAACAACTTTACCCCCCTTTCGTCGCTTGTTGTAAAGTTGTTGGCGCGTCGTTGCCAACAACTGAAAACTAAAAAAAATGATTAAACCACTTGTTGCAACACGACGATAAACCTATATTGCCATTGCGTTTTACTTTTCGTTTCATTTTTGATAGGAGTTTTTATGCCTGGATTCTCACTCGCCTCTAAAACTGGTAGGCCATCAAAGCACCCCTGGAAAGAGTGGTGCTCTGGCAACGTGATTCGTCTTCGCCAGGGTAAAGACTTTCACTGTTCAGTCGCCGGCATGTGCTCGACGATTCGCAGCCACTGCAGCCGTCACAATCTCTTTGTCCACATCCGAGTCTGTGAGCAGACTTCGCAGATTGAATTTTTAGCCACTTCCAGCGAAAGGAAGTACCTCAAATGGAAAAAGTAGCAGTACAGCTAAAAATCCCGCTAATGCTCAACGTGTGGCTGGAAAGATCACATGCCGAGTGGATGTTTCGCGACCAGCTTGCCGAAGTCGTTGACGCAATTACAAGCCAGTTATCCACTCCTGAAAACAAGAAGATTCAAAGTGATATCGAGATCACCGGCGGGCATGTTTTAGATGTTGAGTACCGAGCGGATCCATATTGCGAATACACACAGGATGAGGATTTATATTTCACATCTGTTGAAGACGGTTTGTTCCCGTTCGACGGAGTGCGCGACGATGAGTAATAAACAACAGCAACTTGAATCCGACCTTCGCTCCGCACTGTTTCGCTATCGCAACCTATCGACTGCTGCCGACTTTCGTTTTGGTCAAAGGCCGGTGATGACGGCGAAGATGGAGCAGGAGCAAGTTTATCTTGCTTTGCTGGAAGTGCAGCGGCTAGAAGCGGAGTTAGAAAAGCTAGATAAGGAGAGTGCAAAGTGAGTGGTAAAAAGACAACATGTCAGCATCAGACAATAGTTCATGCTCGCTGTCCCTATGCACCTGTGTGGGATTACTACACGGTGATTGTTAAGACTCCAGACTTTTTGCGCTGCGAGAGACTGCAAGAAGTGTGCGATGAGATTCGCGGGAAAGAGATGACCCAAGAGGATATTTGGGATCACATTAGAAGCAGAATCTATGCGCCAGCTCAAGTTATTGTGAAGGGTCGTCACGGTCAAAATGGTTACTTGGTGATCGGCCCATGATTCCATACCACGGCACACCCTGCGGGGCAACAAGAGAAGACGTTGCACGATTTCTAAAAAATCGTCACGCACTAATTTCGTTTTATCGCCCGGAAGATATCGGGACAGCAGCGGAAGTTTGTCAGTCGTTTTGCGTTGATAACGGCGCATTTTCTGCGTGGAAGAACAAAGAGACTATCTGCTGGGAAGGGTACTACGATTTCGTGAGAACGTGGTATCGTCATCCAGCGTTTGATTTTGCTTTTATTCCAGATGTCATCGATGGTAGCGAGTCAGACAATAACGAACTAGTCCATCAGTGGCCTCTGGAGCTTCGCTTTATCGGTGTTGCTGTATGGCACATGCATGAATCAATCGACAGGCTTCGGTGGCTATGCGAAAAGTTTGAGCGAGTTGCACTTGGCTCAAGTGGTGATTACGCAACAGTTGGAACGCAGAAATGGTGGAATCGCATGTCCGAAGCGATGCGAGGTTGCTGCGATGAGCTTGGCAGACCTTTAGCAAAACTACATGGACTGCGGATGCTTGACCCGGATGTGTTTACTCGCCTTCCGCTAGCGTCAGCAGATAGCACCAATGCCGTTAGGAACTCGTCATCATTCACACGCTTCGGCATTTACTGTCCACCGAATGCCAGCACAAGAATGAGTATCATTGCTGAGCGTGTAGAAGCGTTTCAGTCGGCAAGTGTATGGGATGTAGAGGAAGACCAGAAACAATTTGAGTTTGAGGTGTAGGAATGAAACTTGAGGTGGGCAAAAAGTACACGGATGGTCGCGATGTCGTTGAGGTCAAGTTTATCGACTGGGAAGGTTCTGGATGGGGTTTGACCGATGAACGCAAGTCATGTCGATATATCAAAACTTATGATACAGCTTGGACTGAAGTCATCGACAAGCCCGACCCTGGTGAAGGCTGGCGGTTGCTGCATCCTGATGAAGATGTCACAACAATCGTTCGAGAGCAATTCATGGAGATCGTACAGAAGATGCAAGGGTTGGCAGATCATATAATCATCGACGAAGACACTTCTGCATTCTTGCGATACGCAGCGGAAAGGGTTCGTATCCTATGCGATGAGTGTGAAGGGAACTATCGGATGTGCAACAAGCACGCAGCCGAGATTAATCGTCGCCGTGGCGAAATGGCTGGAGTCCGCGAGACGCTGCTAGAAAACGGTATTGAAGGCAAGACAATCCTTGGCGGATTGAATGAACTATTGATTTACAAGCGAGCAATGGAAAGCATGGCTGCTCAACTTATTCACCCAAAGAAGACAGCGTTGGAATTAGCAAAATTACAACTACAAATAGATTGAGGGAAGAAGGTGGTGTGATGAAAGCATCGGATGTTTTGTATAAGCGACTTCGAAAAGCAAAAGAAGAATATTTGCGAGTGTTTGAATTGCATAAGTCTGGAGAGACTAGCTTGATAGATCTTGAGCATCGTAAAGGTTATTTTGATGGCGTAGAACAGGCTTGGCGTGAAATTGTATGTTTTGAAATTGAGCAAGAAAAAAACGCAGAAGATGAAATAAGAAAGAAAGTGGTGTAGTTATGACGATGCCTCATTTACAGAACTGCGACCATTCTGATTCGGGATGGTGCTTGGATTGTGTCAAGAAATTGCAAGATCAGTGGGAAGAAAAAGTCAATCTGGCAACCTCTTGCCGATTACAGCATACCGGCGAGGAATGTAAGGTCATCGGTGAGCTTGTCAGTTATCTCGAAGCTTGGTCAGGATCAA